ACGGTAGGTGGCAGTTCAAACTTTAGCTTGTTTGCAATCAACATCACGTTGGTCAGGGCAGAGATCACAATGCTGATCGTCTTAAGTAGAGACTTTTTGGTTTGGGTCGCCATTGCCAGAGTGTAGAGAGGGTTTGCAACAGAGGGTGGGGCAGATATCGCTGGAGGGATGGCCGCAGTTGCGATTGCCGTGCTTGCCTCAGTAGGGATAGAGTCTAGTGCCTCCTTTGCTATCTTGTATTCCTGCTTCATCTTTATCACGTTTTCCTCCACTGAAGGCTTGATGCTGCTCTTAAATGTGTCAAGCATCTTTTTTTTCGACTCTTCGGCCAGCTTTTCTGCCTCCTCCTTGTTCATTCCTCTATCTATGTTGTCCTGCTTCTCTTTATCTATTATCGTCATATAGTTGTTGAGCGACTCATCGGTCTTTGCAAGCTTTTCAACGATCTTGTCGACGTCGAGGCCGGGTATGTTTTCTCCAAGCTTTCCAAGCTCAGTTATCGCCTTTATTTGATCTTCTAGCGGCATCGTTATTTGGTTTTTGTGGTTTTGCTCAATAGCGCACTGGTCATCGGTACTGCAGGTGGAGCGCCGGCTGATGGGTGAGCGTGTGAATTAAAAAAGTTCAAGAAGGCGTCGCCCTTTATCACCGATTCTATTGCGTCCTTGCCCAATTCAATGTTTTGGGTGTCTATCACAACCTTATTGCTTGTCTTCAGCGTTATTAGGTTGTCTGGGGCCAGGTTTATGCTTGCCTCCTTCAACGAGACCGTCACTCCCTTGTTTACGCTGAACCAGATCTTTAATTCCTGGTCTCCATCAAACAGGACTATGTGGGAGCCTTCGTACTCTTCGTTTAGGGCAGACTTAACGTCTTCTGCAAGCTCCTGTAAGGAAAAGAACTCCGGCGAGTAAGGATTGCCGTTGTCGAAGACCACGGCAACCACCGAGTTGAGCTTGGGTATCGAGACTGCTCCTCCAAGTCCTCCCTGCCCAAAGACGGTTCCTCGGTTTTTAGGAAAGGCCCAAGGAATGTCCTCTACTGGAATTTCGTCGTAGATGCCGACTACTCTGACCTTTGCTCTACCCTCCTTTCTAGGATCGTTGACGTCGACGATTATTCCCAAGAACTGCTTGTCCAGCAGGTCTTCAAAGTCTCTAGCGTTTACGTCGTGATCGCGGCTCATGATTCTATTATATTATACATTCGGTTTTGGTTTTATGGATACACGTCTCCAAGGTCGGTCGGTGCGCCCGGTCTCTGCAGGTCCGGATAAATGTCACCTATTCTTTTTACCGGAGCATAGAGCGCCCCAGCGATGGGCTCAATCACCTTGTTGGTGAGCCCGCCTATGTTTTTTAGAGCGTTTGAGGTGGCCTCTACTCCCTTGGCTGCAAACTTTCCAACAAACGGAAGACCGACTGCCGTGTCCAAGGCATTCGTCACGTCCCTAATGGTGTTACGATAGCCCCAAGGGTCGTTTATTTCGCTCTGTGTGGCAGAGTCGTACAGCTTGGTCCCATCAAAGTATCCGCTCTCTTCCTCAAAATAGCCCACCTTTATCCCAAAAGAGTTGGTGTTTGCAGTGATCTTTGTGCCCACCTCTATTTTATTACCGGCCGCAAAGCTTCCGCTAAAATCAAACTCGCACTGTCTGCACCTAAACTTGATGTATCCGAACTGTTTGATCGTGCTGTTTAGGTCGTCGACCAGCCCAAGCCCGCTAAGGCTTGACGCAAGCCGGCTGCCCACTCCGTTTATTGCAGCCGTGTTTATTCCCAGAAGGTTTGCTGCATTGCCTGCTAGTCCCGGTATCTCAAACCTAATGTTTCTAGTCTCGGCCACATAGATGTCCATAGAGAACCACCTAAGGTTGTCTGGAACCCTGGCCAAAAGGGCTCCCTTATCGTATATCGCAGACCTATACAGGTTTGCGAGCTGAGTTATTCTTAGGTCGACCGCCTCTAGCGTCTCGATCGTCAGCATCTGATCGTATTTTTTAGCGTTGGTCATGTTGGTCGAAGCCTCGTGCATCTTGTCCAGTCCGGCTATGCTCTGAAAATACCACGGAGCCTTGGCCGTTATGAATTCTAACGAGCTCCTAAAGGTCCCCAAGGCGTCCTCCATGTCGTTTCTGCCTATTGAGCCTAGGTAGCTCCTTGCCGAGTGGGTTATCGCGGTGCTGCCTTTGGCAAAAAGAGGGCTCTCCCATAGGTGGTTTTCGCCAGTCAGGGTCTCTAGGCCGTCGAAATTAAAGTCTATCCCAAAGCTCAAGAAGGTGGGCTCGTCGTAAGGGTCGGTGACGTATCCCCTTCTAAAGTTGCTTATGTTTCTGGTTACGTTATAGAAGTTATACACTTGGTGGGGTTATTTTTTTAGACTCTAGCCATTCCCTCCTAGAGAGCATGAGCTCGGTTTCAAACTTTTGACTGGCTCCGTCGTAGAAGTATCGCGCTGCCCTCACCCAATACTTTCCGGTGAGCTGAAGGTCGGGCGACTCGTCACCCAGCTTTTCGGTGTTGTCAAGGGTCTTTCCTGAGTCTTCCTGGTCGAACTCTTTCCTTAGCTTTTGTGCAACCCTTTGGGTCACTATCACTGAGATGACCGATCCTCTGGTCACCTGCACGTTAATCCCATTCATGGTGACCCTGAGCTGTATCTTTTCAAGCTCCTTTAGGTTTAGGTCGTTTTGTATCCTAGAAAGGTTCCACTGCGGATGGGTGTTTCCGTACTCTATGTTCGTCCACTTCTTGAGGCCCACCTCATCCAGTCCTTCGTTTTCTGGCAAGAGTATCTGTGACTTTGGGGTCCCGTCGGAGTTGTTTGGGGCGACAAAAAAATCAACGAATCTTTCGGCGGGCTCTGCGTTTAAGACGTGATCGTAGTAATATATCTGTTTCTTATAACCGTTGCTCTTTAGTATCTGCCCCTGGTCTGAGATCAGGGTGAGGCTGGTCAGGTAGTTTGGGGAACTCTTACTGGAGGTGACGGTCGTTAAAAAATTAAAAACCGTTCCTTCGGGCGAGTCGGCCTTTGTCCTAGCATTGGTGTCGATCGCCTCTAGGTTAGAGTAGTTGATAAAGGTGTCGTCTGCCTCGTTAGGCACCAGCTGATCGTTTACGTTGATGTAACAGAGGCAGTATTCTTTGTTTATGAAGGTCGTGAAAAAAGAATATGCGTCCTGAAAGGCATGGCTCGCAACGTCCTTTATGAAGTTAGATGGACTTGTGTTAAAGTTTATCCAGGTCATCGTGTCCGTGGGCTCGGCGGCTGGGTTTTCTGCAAAGCCTATCTTTAGCTCTTCTGCCACCTTGGTAAGGGCAGCCTTAGAGGTCAACCCATTATAGCTCTTAGACGTGTTGTTGTAGAGCCTAGGAATGAACAGCTCGCCCTTGATAACGTATTCTACGTCGACCGAGGCGGTGTCGCTGAGCTTTTTGTCTGCCGCCATTGACCTTATCGAAGTTATCATCCAGTCCTGCCTAAGGGGCTTAAACTTTTGGTTGATTACCTTGATGTAGGTGCTCATCACTAGGTTTTTCTTAGGAAAGGTGCTGCCGTTAAACTCTCCCCCAGGGTCTATAAAGTTTAAGGTGACCGTCGGGACGAACCCGGTCTCGTCTATGACGAGAGACTCGATCGTAGTCACGGCAAAGCCGTTTATCTTTATTACTGGAACGTCTTTTCCCGAAGTCTGTGCGGTCGTCGGTTTGGACTCAGACTTTTTTAACAAGGACAGGGAAGCATTTTTGGGGTCGTCGTCTACCTCTGCGAGTTCAACCAGCGGCAGCTTCGGGTCCAGTGATTTTAAAAGTAGCTGTGAAAATGCCATCCTTAGAGTCCGTTAGAATTATTTAAGTTGTTTATCACCCTAGACCTGCTTAGTGAGCCTGAGGAGTTTTTTTCCGTGGCCTGTGTCATGTTTCCTCCAAGTATGACTAGGCCGTCCCTAGTCGCGATGTTCTTCACTCCAGTCTTGTTTACGTTGGGCGGAACCACCTCCCCCACCTTTTTCCTAAGGGCCTCCAACATCTTCTTGTCCTTGTTTGTCTTGGGATTGACCAGCTGTTTTTCGTTTGCGTTGAGCTCTCCGCTCATCCCTTTTTCTGGGACCAGTTTGGGCTCCCTTATCGACTTTCTTAAGGTTTCCATCGCCGGCACAAAGAGGATCTCGTTCGCGGCCAATGAAAAAGGATTAGATATGCCGTTGAACTTTAAGATGGTGTCCCATAGGGAGGAGTCGGCATAGAGTCGAACCGCCATCTTATCGGGTCGCATCGACTCCTCCTCTTTGACCACGGTCGGGCCAAAGGTCGATGCCCTCTCAGAATAGCTAAAGGTAGAGCTGATGAGATCGTCGATCACGTCTCCCAAGGCAGTCTTGAATTGCTTCTTTTTGGTTATTATTTTACTTACTAGCATGTTACTTATTTTTTAGTCTCGAGTCATTCGATTAAAGAAGTAGCTGGGCAGTATCGGAGAGTTTCCAAAGCTTTCTCCGTATGCCCGAGCAACGGCCGGCCTAAAATAGTTGGCAGTGTTGGTCTCTGCGTCTCCTGGTTTTTCTAGAGTAGTAGGATTCGCCGTGCTGACGCTGGAGCTAGTGGTGCTTTTGGACGGAGGTTGTTCGCTGGTGCCGCTTGGGGTCTCGGGAGGTACTTGTCCAGCCGCCGTCTGGTAGACCGCTGTTCCATAGTAACTGTTTGAATTCATCGAGTTGTTTTCACCAAGCGTGTTAAACGCACTGGAAGGTTGAGCCAGTGGGCTATAAGAGAGGGGCCCACCGCCCAGGTTAAACATGGATTCAATATCCTGTTTTGCCCTGGGCCTACCGTGATCGAGGGTGACGCTAAACTTCATCGTGGTTGGAAACCCGTCCTCGCCTAGCTCTTCTCCAAAGTTCACGCTCGCCGTTTTTAGGACCAGGTTTCCAATGGTGGCGATGGGATCCATCGGGTTGCCTATCATCATGTGCCACTCCCCGACCGCCCTGCCGTCCAGCATGGACCGCATGAGTAGTGGCTTTTGGACTAGCGGCGCAAGCCTACCTCCGGCCAGCACCTGGGCAACCTTCGAGTCGGTGATGCTACCGATTATGGACTCCAGGTTTGCTCCTTGAGCCAATTGGGACTGCAGGTCGTTTACGAACTTCTTTAGGTCGTTTGCTGCACCCAGTAGCTGAGCACCGCCGCCGGCCACCAGGTCCTTTATTCCTTGAACGTTGTCCCCCTTCTCAAAAGCATCGGTGTTGAACCCGGGCGCAAGAAAACCAGTCTGTTGAAAATACCTGACTGCTCCTCCCCAAAAGGGTGCGGTGTTAAAGGTCAACGATAAAAAGTTGGAGAGCAGGTCCAAGAAAGCCATCTTTGGGTTTGCTCCTGCCCAAGTCCTTAGGTTGTACTCAAAGTCTAAGCTAAACCCCTGTTTTCCCATCGAAAAATCGAGCCCTCTTTCCCTAACGTAAGTAGTGTTTATCACGTTGACGGGTCCGTACACCCGGTTCCAGTAGGGCCCCTTGTCCCCGTACGCTTCCTTGTCGTAGTCCTGCTGGGCCTTGTCCTGTCCGCTGGCTGCCATTCCTGGGTTTTGCGCGTTGCCTAGCGCTACTATCAAAGCCTTTCTAAGGGTCTCGTTTTCGACCTTTACCCCCGCGACGTCAAGCAGGGACTCTGCCTTTATCTCGTTTCCCTCAACGTCCTGCACCGTTGCGTTGATCGACTTCCAATTTAGGCCCCAGCTTATGCTTAAGAGCTCGGAAAGCTTGTTGCCGGTGTCCTCTCCAAACCAGGTGACTGCCTGGGCGAGCGGAACCAGCGGCAGGTTCTGCTTGGCGATCATCAGGTTGTCCTCCACCGGCACCGGATATCGCCTAAGCGTTATCAATCGATTGTTTGGAATCTTACCGTAATACTTACACCAGAGAAAGTCGGTCAGCGAGTATGGATATGGATAGATCGGTCCGGAAGAGTTTTGAGCGTTTTTGGCCTGATCGTTTGCCCAAGCACACAAGGCGGTCGCGCTAGGGTTATGGTTAGCTATTCTTCTCCTGAGTTCTGCACTGGTGGTTCTTGAATCTTCCCCAGAAACGGCTGGGCCTCTGCTGTATTTCAACTTGTATGGATCCAAGTCGACGTTGCCCGGGTTGGCGGCACGGCCGTCTTGGCCGCCGGTTGCCTTACCGAACTTAGAATACCTAAAAAGGTTGAACGGGTTGAATATAGATTCGGTGGCAACGACCCTTATTGGGGCGTCAAAGCCGTCAGTCGCCGCGTCCTTCTTGGTGTCGTACGAGGTCTTTGTACCGAGGGAAGCTGCCTCCTGGATAACGCTTGCCTGGTCTATAGATCCCCTTTCTGTGACACCGTTTCCTCTTTTATTTCGGGGCATAGCGTGATTTGTTTATGTTATTTATTAAGAGCATAAGGGATCGTACCCGTTACCTGTCTTTCAAAAAATCGCTAAACGACAGGACTTTCTTACCTATCTTTTTCTTCTTGGGTTCCTTTTTTCCAGGACCGGCCAAAAACAGGGGATCTACGTCGGCAGGCAGCGTGCTTGGCACCTGGTGAATCTGTCCTGGGACCTCAGGGTTTACGGTAGGCGCGCCGGCATCCGCGATCGACAACATGTCTTCCCTAAGCGGCCTTTCCCTACCAGTCTTGCCCTCGGCCGACTTAAAAAACTGTGGACCCTCGCCCTTACCGTAGGGGGTGAAGCCCACCGTGTCCAATCTT